AACCACCTCCACCACCACCAGCAGTAACTGTCACGGTTGCGTTTGAACCAGATGCAGTTGCACTTACAGTAGATCCAACAAAGTCAATCGAAGTGATTCCTGATGCAACTTGAGTTCCTTCTTCTTTGATTATGATTCCAGAACCACTACCACCTGTAGGTGCTGCTGGTGCCCATTGTGATCCACTCCATGTTAATACATCACTACTATTTGGAGCTGCACTGGAAACATTAGATAGATTACCTAAGTTTTGTCCACCTATACCTGTTAGATATCCAGCACTTGCATGATTACCCCATGCGTATGCAGTCTCATACTGTGTAATGTCTAACTGAGTTATTTGATTTCCACCAACAGAAATGAATGATGAGGCAGCAAAAGATGTACCTGTAATAACTCCAACCCTGTAGTTGTCAGTTCCAGTTCCTACTGTGCCGTCTGCTTCTCTGTTGACTAATTCTTTCCATCCAGCGTGTGCAAAATATAATCTACCAGTGTCATGGGAATGAGCAACTGCACCATGATAGGTAGATGATGATGGGAAGTCACTGTAATTGTCGTAGTAGAATGGTATTACGTTATCTGTTTGAATACCAACGATTCTGGTAGTAAAGACAGAACCGCCACCACCACCACCTGATGTGGTGACTGTTACAACACCAGCAGATGCAGGGGAAACACTGAAACCAGTTCCGAAGTTTACAGTTCCAATAGTTCCTACAAGAGTTCCACCCTCTTTAATTATGATACCGCTACCTGATGCAGTGATACCTGTCAATCCAGAACCATCTCCAACAAAACTACCAGCAGTTACTATTCCTGTTGCATTTACATTGTCAACTAAGATATCTGGTTTATCAGTCAATCCAGCTGCCACAGTTGCGACTCCAGCAGTAGATGCAAAGGAGACAGAAATATTAGTTAATCCAGAACCGTCACCTGTAAATGATATTCCAGTTACAACACCAACCCTATAGTTTTCAGTTCCAGTTCCAACTGATTGATCTTGATTCTTGTTGACTAGTTCATTCCAACCAGCATGTGCATAGTATGCCTTACCTGTCTCGTGAACGTGAGCAAACTGACCATGATATGTGGATGAAGATGGTAGAGATGCGTAGGTTGACCATAGGAATGGTAGCAAGTTATCTGTTGCAGTTCCATCTAATCTACCTTGTAATCTAAAATTACCTAATACATTGAGTTTGTAACCTTCTGTATTGGTAGTTCCTAAACCAACATTAGTTAATGTGTGAATACCAGTAGAGTTTGATCTCCAAATACTATCAGTTGATGGTAAATTAGTAAGTTCAGATCCATCACCAGCAAATTTGGATGCAGTTATAACCCCTACTGTGAAGTAGTTTCCTATGTGATCACCGTGAAGTATCTGTCTCCAACCGTTGTAACCACCCATTGTAGTTCCGCTGGAAACATATGCAGTCTTAGTATTGTTTGCCCATGCAAACATACCTCTCCAAGAGGTTGATTGAGGTAGATCACCTGTTGCGTCAAAGTCGAAACGCATCTTACTACCTTGGCCTGGGAAGGTTACAATTCCAAGACCATTGACATTATCAACAACTATTGATGGAGTTCCTGTTAAATTCTGTGCAACTGTGGCGATGCCTGCTGTGTGTGCATACCCAGCCATTGTTGCAAATCCTGTGTTACCAGTGTATGTTGCAACACCAGCTACCTTTGCATACTCGGCTACTCCTGAGTTAGTTGAAACTCCAGATGCAGATGCGTATGTTACAATACCAGCGACTGTGGCAAAGTTTGCACTGATGGCCAAGGTTGCCGTGTTAGCGAACCCAGATGTTCCTGATGTGGTAGATACTCCAGCAACGTTTGCATATGCAGATGTGGTAGAGAATCCAGAGGTAAATGCAAATCCTACTGTATCAGCAGCACCAATTGTAACGTTACCACCAAATGCCTGTGTAACATCTAAGTTTCTATCGAAGTTAAGACTCTGTGCAACACCAACTAGAACACCACTATCTTTAATTACAACACCAGAACCTGTTGCAGTCACACCTGTAAGACCAGAACCATCTCCAACGAATGTTCCAGTTGTAATACCTGTTAATTGTACGTTTCCTGATACAAATAAAGCTGCGCTAGGGTCAGTTGTTCCTATGCCGACGTTCTTACTTGTGTATATTCCTGAGTTCCCTGCCTTTGTCCAAGTACCAGCACTCCCTGCATTGGCACTTAGGTTTGTTCCGTCACCAAAAGTAGTATATATCTCCGTAAAGTTTTGGTTTACTTTGGTTGCACCCAAGGCTAGGGAATCTCCCAGACCATCATTCGGTGTGAATCCAGTAAATATTCCCTGACGAGCCATTTAGCTAAAAATTATAGAGTCCCTGTCTTCTATTTATTGATATAATAAATACGTTATGATAGCTATACTGTATCCTTTGAAAATGACCAAGAATTTATACGAAGCATACTCTGCAATATATGAGATTTCGGCCGATAAGGCGATTGAAGCGGCAAAGAAAGCTGAGAAAACCAGAGCAGAGAAAGCAAAAGCGGGGGATACCGAGGGTGCTAAGAAGGCAATAGGACAGAACAAAAAGTTCTTTAACTACGCAAAGGGTAAGAGGCAACAAGAAAATGCGCCTAAGAAACCCACTGGCCCTATGGCAAATAAACCATCACCAGATCCTACAAGTTCTTATCCAGGCACTCCACAGATAATGAAACAAGGAAAAATGGTTAAAAATTCTTACGAACCAGAAGGTGAGGTGATTGATGAGAAGTTGTCAAAAGAACAACAGGCCAAGTATGATGCTCATGTAAATAAGAAAAGAGAGGAAGATAAGAAAACTAAAAAGACAGGTATGGGCCCTGCTTTTGATGATCCATCTCATCATTCATTTGCTAAAAGCAAGATTAAAAAGAATATATTTGATTCTTATGACAACAGATACTCTGATAATACAGGTAAAGAATCTAAGGAGAAACTTAAAAAACTTGAGAAGAAACGTGGCATGAAGTTGAAAGGTCATCCTCAGTTTACAAGAGAAGGAAAATTCAGAAGAGAGTGGGAGACACTTAAACTTATAGAGATTGAAAATTACAGAGAACAGTTTGATACATGGTTAGATGCCATAGTAGAAGAGGGATATGACATTGCAAGATGGACTGATCGAGAGTTGATTGACACATTTGTCATTGAAAATGATCTTTGGGATTCTAGAGATGCAGTGGACGAAGCACTTTTATCAGAAGCAAAAGATAAGAAAGGTAAGGGAAGTGGTAAGAAAGATGCTTGTTATCATAAAGTAAAAGCAGCTAGTGATGTTTGGCCTTCTGCATATGCATCAGGTAGATTAGTTCAGTGTCGTAAAGTTGGTGCTGCTAATTATGGTAAGAGTAAGAGTAAGAAGGAAGAAGTTGAATATGATTTGGATGAAGGCCTTCAATCAAAATTAATAAGAGCAGGGATCAGGGTAGGTGGAAAGACAGGTGGTAAGATAGTCAAAACCGTTATCAAAAAAGGTGGAGAAGAACTGAAGAACCAAGCAATAAATGCTGCTGGAGAAGCTGCTACCGCTGTTGTAAGAAAAGGTGGTGAGAAGGTAAGAGACAAGATTAATAGTGAATCATTCTCTAACTGGAGAGATGAACTAAACTTATTAGATGAAAAGAATAAAGGAGATGAAAAATTTATTGAAGGTGAAACAGGAAGTAAAAGAGCAAGAAGAGATATGACTTCTGCTATGAATAGAAGTGGTATGGGTTATGGTAAGTTGGGTCGTGAACAACAAGAAAGACAAGAAAGACATAAGGCAGACAGAGGAAAGAAAACTAAGGGAACTAAGGCAGGACATAGTGGAAGTGCTTATCCTCAGAGAAGTCATACTATGGATACAATGTATCCTCATAAGAAAACTGCTCGTTTAAAAAGAAAAGCAGCTGCAATGAAGAAAGAAGAAGTGTCATTTCAACAGTTTCAAGAGAAGTGTTGGCCAGGTTATGAGAAAAAAGGAATGAAGACAATGTTCGGAAAAAGATATCCAAACTGCGTTAAGAAGAA